CTGACACACGAAGGACAGAAGGCAGCAGCACCGTTCGTGATGATGCGGTGGCTCTCGGGCACTTCTGACCCGGCACAGATCATCCGCCTAAATACAGTAGCGAACCGGTACATGTTCGCTGGCTCGGCCGACAAGAGCACGCTGTTCAAGCTTCTTGCCATCGGTACCTCTGGGAAGTCCTCGCGGTACCAATGGATCAAGGGACCTGGATCGAAGGCGAAGAAGCTCTCGATCGAGTGTACAATGGCGTACTACGACTGCTCGATGCGTGAAGCACAGACGTACAAAATCGACTCTGACTCCCTGGTTGAGATGGCTGAAGAACTCGGCTGGGACAAGGAAGAGATCACGAAGTTGAAGAAGGAGCTTGACGATGGATCGGGAGTCACTGCGAAGGCAAGCAGCAAGCCGGCGAAGCCAGCTGGCAGAAAGCGCGCCTGAGTCGAAGAAGCCCGTGTGGCGTTGCGAGTTCTGTGCTCGCGACTTCGTGAACGAAATGCCGTTCATGAACCATCGGTGCCGTGAGCGTGATCGAATCGAAGAGCTTCGTGGGTCGATCGGTCAGGCTGCGTACGCGCATTACTCCGAGTGGATGCGCGCTTCGAAGAAGAGCGTCCCTCCAATCGAGACGTTCGCGACTTCGAAGTTCTACAGCACGTTCGTGAAGTTCGCCGAGCACTCGATGAAGACGAACATCCCGAACGTGAAGCAGTTCATCAAGCTCATGGTCGAGCACGGGAACGTTTCACCAGCGCTGTGGTGCCGTGACAATGTGTACGCGATGTACCTCGAGTGGTACGATGAAGCGTACCCACCAGAGGTTCAAGTCCTCGAGTCGCTCGAGTTCACGAAGACATTGATCGAGGACTACGAGACCACGCCGGCAGAAGTGTTCAAGGTGGTGCCAGTCGATACGCTCGTGACGCACATCAAGCGACGGAAGCTCAGCCCGTGGTTCCTCGCTGCCTCGAAGGTGTTCCGTGAGCACACTCGAACTTGTCCGCCTGAAGAGAAGGACAAGCTCGAGCGCGCGATGAACATGGGTGCGATGATCGCTCGCATTCAGAAGGACTCCGGACTGTTCGCGTTCTTCAACCGCGTCACTCTGTCCGAGGGTCTGTGAGCCAACGGCTGTTCAAGCACATGTCGCCTGAGGCGGCACGGTTCTATCATCGCGTGTTCAATCGTGTTCTGCTGAACATTCACGCTGTGCGAACTGGATTGTTCCCGACGCTGTTCTGCGAGACCGATGACCCAAGGATTGGCTTGATGTGGACTGAAGCATTGCCGAAGATCGTTGAGACGATGCACCAACGATCGCAGGATCTAGGAGACCTTTGATGGACGTAGACATTGACGTACCGACGAACTTCGAAGCGCTGAAGCTGTTCCCAACGTGGACAAAGGCTTCGGTCGTTCGTGACGGGAAGCTCACACCTCACCCGTGCGGCGTGTACCCACAAGCGATCCCGAAGGACCCGATGACAGGGTTCAGCGCAGTGCCGTACTCTGAAGCCGAAGAACTCGGGTACCTGAAGGTCGACTTCCTGCACGTCTCGGCGTACAACGGATTCAAGACTCGCGAGGAGATCGAGAAGTACATGCTCGTCGAACCGGACTGGTCACTCCTTCTGCTTCAGTCGACGTGGCCGAAGCTCTTTCAGCTCTCGAAGCACGGTGACCTTCTCACGGCGGTGAAGCCGAAGACGATCATGGAGCTCGCGGACTGCATGGCGTTGATCCGTCCAGGCAAGAAGACGCTGATCGGGCTGTACACGAAGGCTCGCTCGCAGGCTCGAATGGCGCTGTACACGAAAGACGAAACTGGGTACAGCTTCAAGAAGTCACACGCGTACGCGTACGCTTACGTGGTCTGGCTTCAACTGCACTTGATCGAGCAAGGACGGCTGTGAACGCGAAGCAGCAAGCGAAGGTCGCGTGGTTCGTCCACCGGACTGGCGCATTGCCTGAAGACGCTGAACGGTTCCTGAAAGAAGCGAAGTTCAAGATGGAAGAAGCCATCAAGCTTCGGAACGCTCACTTCGCTCGTGTCCGGAAAGAGCGCGGCCCTGTTTCGTAACAGCGACCCAGGATCGTTACACCTGAGCCCTTCAGGTTGTGATAGAATCAGGTTCATGATCGCGTTGTACATCATCCTCGGTCTGTTCGCCCTCGAACTTCTGTCAGCGGCTGGTGTGTACGTCTACCTTTGGTTGGAGTCAAGATGAAGCTCGAAAAAGAGAAGCGGATGCTGGCGATTCTTCAGGGCGAGGTTCCGCTCGAGGAGATCACCGACAAGGAAATCCTGTTCCTTCAGAAGCGAGTGTTCACCGCGATCCAACAGAAGATGATGGCCGATCCCAAGAAGTTCAACTTTCAAGAACACAGGACCCTCCAATGACACCGACGTACGACACTGATGGGAAGGACGTGATGTTCGTCGTTGAGTACGGGTCGCGCCTGTACGGGACGAACACTGCCACGTCGGACACCGACCTGAAGATGATCTTCCTGCCGGACATCGACGATGTTCTGCTCGGGAAGCGGATGTCGAGCACGAAGCTCCGCGTCGACGGGAACGGCGTGAAGATCACCGATGATCGGATGCCGATGCCGGCGAACGGGGTCGAGACCGAGTTCATCCCGTTCCAGACGTTCGCACGTGACTTCGTTCAAGGGCAGACGTACGCCGTCGAGTGCGCATTCGCGATCCTGAATCAAGGGCCGTCGGCGCCGACGCCGACTTGCGAGCTCGAGTTCCGCCTCGTGCAGGACCTCGTGTCGCAGTTCGCGAACGCTGAAGTGTACTCGATGGTCTCGTTCGCTCAGAAGCAGACGTTCGACTACGTGCGTCGCGGGGAGCGGTTGAACGAAGCCGTGAAGGTGCAGCAAGCTCTGCAAGACGTGCTGCGTCGTGCGGTGTGGCTGCAGCGGCCGGCAGACCTTCGCCTCGACACGCCGTTGCAGTTCGCCGACGGGATGCTCGCGCTGGACTTCGTCGCCCGCGAAACCGGGCTGCCGACTTCGGTGTCGGTGAACAACAACAAGTCGCAGCGGACGCTCGAGCTGAACGGGCGGAGCTACCTCGAGAGCACGAAGGTCGAGCATATCCTCGAGCAGGTGAACAAGCTCGTGGAGAAGTACGGGGAGCGCACGACGCAGGCCGCCGAGACGGTGGTCGACTTCAAGTCACTGAGCCACGCCGTTCGCGTGTACCAACAGTCGATCGAGCTGCTCGAGACTGGGAAGATCACGTTCCCGCGCCCGAACGTCGAGGAACTCCTCGCGATCAAGCAAGGGCGAGCGGATCTGGAAGCAGTGAAGGCGAAGCTCGATGAGCTCGACGCCGAAGTTCTGGTCAAGCAGGCTGCTTCGACGTTCCGGAAGAAGACGCCGGAGCTGGTTGCTCAAGCGGAACAATGGCTCCTGCGAGCGCTGCGAGCGCTTTACGATCTTCCGCAGAGCGCTTGAGACGAATCTCCGTCCCCGCCGGGATCAGACTGACTCGGCGGCGACGGACCTTCGGTGGACTCTCAAAGTCGTACCGGAAGTCGTACCCGATCAGTCGGGTGACGTGGGCAAGCTCGAACGTCTTGTAGATTCGGTTCGCGGCTGGTGTGATGCCAAGGCGTGAGAACTCGAAGCTCAGCGGGTATGAGTGCGATCCGCGATAGAACCAGTACGTGATCACCGACATCAGCGTTTGAAGATCAAGCTTCTCTTGCTGAGCGAAGTCGAGGACGTACGCGCCGATCTCTTCACTTGAGATGTTGTCGATGATCGCCAGGTAGTTCTGACGACGGTACTCGATCACGCTGAGGTAGTACAGGTTGCCTGAGTCGGAGGCGAACTCGACGATCAGACTCGGGATTTTCTTCTTCGCCAAGGCGGAGCTCCTAGGAATGTTCTGACGTATTTACGGTTCAGGATCCGCCGCCTGTCGTTCGTTACAAGTTCTGGGGCGTTACAATTTACCGATGTACAGATCCCTAGGTCGTGTTATAGTAACACTATCGAATCTTGAAAAGTACTTGCAAATGTCCGCTCTGACCTCCCTGATGTCCCAGATCCGCGCTCTGTCCCTGGAAGACCAGCGTGCCCTGAACTCGATGCTCGTCGCGAACATCCGCGCTGGCCTGAAGCAGAAAGCCGTGATGACCTCGATCCAGTTCCGCGCTGGTGACGTCGTGAAGTTCGACGGCAAGACCCGCGGCCCGATCTTCATCAAGATCCACAGCTTCAGCCGCGATCTGACCAAGGTCAAGGGTGTGCAACTGAACCGCGGTTGGAAGACTCAGCCCGGTGTCCAGTGGACCGTTGGTGCCAATGCCTGTCGCGCCTCCACCGTTGCCGACGCCGAAGCGAACAAGTTCTGATCGTCACGAACCACTTCGGAGACCGTCCATGGTGAAGCCCGTCATTCAGCTTCTGACCCCAGAGCTTCGCAAGAAGATCGAGGTCAAGATCCGCGAGTGCCTCGAGATCGCCGAGAAGCGGTACGAGCAGAAGTTCGAGATGCCGGAAGTTCGATACGACATCAAGAACACCGACGGTGGCACTGCGACGTTCCAGCAATGGCTGATCCGTCTGAACCTGATCCTGTGCTTCGAGAACGAGGCGCACTTCATCGCTACGACCGTGCCGCACGAAGTCGCGCACTTGGTCGCTCGCCGTGTGTACCACAACGCGATCGCCGCCACCGGCAAGAAGATGCGCCCGCACGGCAAGGAGTGGAAGGAAGTCATGGAGCTGTTCAAGCTCCAGCCGAAGGTCACGCACAGCTACGACGTGACGTCGATCGCTCGGAAGCCCCGCCGGAAGCGTGGTTCGAAGCTCCGCGGTGCCGAGGCCGATCTGCTCGTCCATCGCCTGACGATCGCCGCGAAGCGGATGCCGAAGCGGCACCTCGAGCAATTCATCCGAAACATCCTGGCCATCCGAGAGGAACTGGAATGAAGCACCCTCGCCTGATCCTGTGGTACGCGTCGATCGTGCCGCTGACGATCGTGTACATCCTGATCGCTCTGCCGATGGCCTTGATCGAATTCGTCGCGGACCATGTGGTCGCGACTCGTGAAGTTCTGAGCACCCTCATGATGCGATACGAGATGTGGGCGAAGTACAACGACAAGGGCTCGATCTACAACTGCCCGTGGAAGTACACGCTTCGCGAAGTGTACATCAAATCTTTGAAGGGATACTGACATGCCGAATCTCACGAACGAACAAGTGCAGTTCAAGGACCTCCTGAAGAACGCAAACATGGACGACGAGTCGCCGTGGCCTGAGCTGTTCCTGACCGGCGCCCTCGGCGAGTACGTCGAGACCGCGAAGACCGACTACCTCGCCGCCCGCCTGAAGTGCTGCGCTGATGTGTACATGGCCTGGGGCCTGTGCAAGTCCGGCATGTACCGGATCCCAGCGATGTTCGGCGAAGGCATGGTCCGCGCCCAAACGTTCCTCGGCGTGAAGTCCGTGCTGCCGGAAGACCTGACCGAGATCTCCGACGCATGGCTCGCTGAGTACAAGGCGCGCTGATCGTGGACGAGACCACAGTCCGCATCACGTTGGATGACACTGCGATCACGCCGGCGCAGCTTGCCGTCTGGGTCCGTGCGATCGCTCCGGACCAGTACACGACTTCCGAAGCGCTGTACATCGCGCGCTGCATGATCCGCGGTGAAGGCTGGGAGCCGCCGTACTGGAACGTCGCGTATCAGCTGAAGACGATGAAGGGTCAGCCGTGGTCGTTCACGATCACGACACCGCCGAATGACATGGTGATCAACTTCGAGAAGCGCTCGAGGATGTACACCGAAGGTGAAGAGCTCGCGCGCCGTGGCGCTACCGGCGATGTCGAAGCCGCGATCGAGTTCTGCAAACGATTTCAAGCCGGTGACATGGCGAACTGGTGCATGGGGTGAACATGAAACAAGCTGTCTGCATTCTGATCCCGTCGAAGACCGACGGTGGGTACATCGCCGTCTCGCGTCGTGGTGACCCGACTCAGTGGGGCCTGCCAGGCGGGAAGGTCGATGAAGGCGAATCGAACCTCGAGGCGTGCATTCGCGAGACGTTCGAAGAGATCTTGCTCGACGTCGAGCCGAATCAGCTGATGCCGCTGTACAGCGCCGTCTGCGTCGGCGAAGTCACGTACTGGGTGACCACGTACCTGTACTGCCGCACGTACGACCCGAAGGACCTGAAGGCCGAAGAAGGTTTGCTCGTCGCGTCGATCTCGGCGAACCGCCTGTGCGACTCGAACTACTCCCCGTTCGCGCGGTACAACGCCGACGTGTTCACCGCCCTGTACAAGTACACGGAGGCCTGACGACCTTCGTTACAGGTTCCTGAGCGTTACAAATTCGGTTCGCAGATCGCCTCAGGGCGTGATACAATGGACCTGTCCAATCGGAGAACAAATGAACTTTGTCGAAGTCATCAAGCTGTGTGAAGCAGCAGGCGGAGCCGGATCGAAGCAGGTCATTCAGACCGCGCTGGCCCAAGCCGACACCGACGCGAAGTACCTGATCGGTGCCGCGCTCGACCCGTACCAAGTGTTCGGCGTGAAGCAGTTCGAGATGCCCGCGAAGTACTCCAAGAAGGGGTACACCTCGATGGGTCAGTTCCTTGATCTTCTGCAAGCCCTGTCCAGCCGCACGCTGACCGGCGATGCCGCTCGCGCCGCTGTGACCACGAACCTCGCCCTGTACGACGAGGAGACCGCCTCGTACCTGGCCCGTGTGATCGACAAGGATCTTCGCGCTGGGTTCAGCGCTGACTCCGCGAACAAGGCCTGGAAGGCCAATCCGGTTCCCGGTGAGATGAGCCTCCCGCTGATCCCGACGTTCGAAGTGATGCTCGCCGACAAGTGCGACAGCACCGAGGACTTCGAGAAGTACGTCACGTTCCCGTGTCAAGGCGACTGGAAGTACGACGGTCAGCGCACGATCTGCATCGTCCGCGAAGGCCAACCAGTCGAGTACCGCGCTCGCTCTGGCAAGGAGATGGACCATCTGGCCGGTCAGTACGACGAAGACCTGATGAACATCCGTGCCGACGTTGGGTACGACTTCGTGATGGACGGCGAATCGTTCGCTTCGGACTTCACCGAGACGATCAACGCCAAGAAGGCCGGGAACGACAAGGCCAAGGCCGCGCTTCGCCTCCGTGCGTTCTTCATGATGCCGCTGACCGACTGGATCGCTCAGAAGACGACGATCACGATGCGTCAGAACCGCGCCGCTCTGGAGACCGTGATCTTCCAGAACGCTTGCAAGCGAATCGAGATCAGCGCTGGTCGCGAAGTCAAGGACTTCCAGGACATGACCGCGTACTGCAACGAAGTGATCGACGTGCACAAGCAAGAAGGCCTGATCCTGAAGGACTGGGACGCCGTGTACACCTGGGACCGTACGTTCGCCTGGACGAAGGTGAAGCGGTTCTACGACGTCGACTGCAAGGTCACTGGGTTCTACCTCGGCAAGCCGAAGACCAAGAACGCGAAGCGTCTTGGCGGCATCAAGGTCTGGGGACGCACCGAGTGCGGTACGATCGTTGAATCGGACTGCGGCTCTGGCTTCACCGACGCCCAGCGCGACGAGATTTGGGCGAACCAGTCGAAGTACCTCGGCGCTACTGTCGTGATCAAGTACCAAGAGATCTCGAAGTCGAAGTCGAAGGCGGTCGCCTCGCTCCGCTTCCCGACCTTCGAACACTTCCGTGACGACAAGATCGTGGAGTGAACATGAGAATGCCTGAAGCCATTGTCGGTGTCGCCGCAATCGTGATGATCTTCGGTGGTCTCACGATCCCGTCGGTGATCAACGCTTGGAAGGCCGGCGACATCGCAGTGTCGTGCAACAATCTGAAGGCCGCGGCGATCGCCGCTTCTCAACCCGAACCGAAGTGCGCAAAATGATCAGTGACGCTGTGATGTCCGAACTGCTTCAGGCCCAAAAGTTCCAAGCCGGCGCCTGGGCGAAGGTGATCGAGAAGGCGCGTCAGTACGCGATGATGAAGTCGACAGGCTCGTACATGGAGAACGGGAACCGCATCACCGTCTCGCACGCTGATCGTGAGCGGTATGCCGAGATGTTCGCTGACAACCTGAAGTGGGCGGCGTGCGATGCGTTCCTCGAGGACGCAATGCTTGGCGCTGCGGTCCAGACCGCTGGAGTGAAGTGATGGACGAAGGCCTCGTTATCTTTCTGCTCGTCGTGTTCGTCGGCGTCACTGTCGGGTTCTACGCGCTGTTCACGAAGCTCGCTCGGATGTGGCTCGGCCTGCCTGACTTGGATTTGCCGTTCCCAACACCGATGCGCTGGGTGATTCTGGCTGGTGCTGTGCACGCGACGTTCATCGTCGGCTGGCTCGGTTCGATGTTCGTATGAGCGCTGTTCTCATCGTTGAGCACCTGATCTCGTTGCCGCATGCGACGAAGATCATGAAGCTGTTCAAGCAGAAGAGGCACGCAGCACTCGGGTACTATTTCGAGCTGAACGACCTCGGCGTCTCGATTCATCACCGAGGGATCGCCAAGAAGTTCCCGCACCTCTGCGACCCGAAGAACGACAACCTTCCTCGGCACTACGCCGACTACACTGGCGCCGTTCACGGATACCACCTGAAGGTGTACCG